TCAATACGAGGAAGGGGGATGATATAATTTTGATTTTTTTTTGGTGTGTTGTACTTCTTGTTGTTTTTTGACAGAGTCGCGATAGAAACCGATCGCCTCTTTCAAATATTCAAAGTCTTGTGGGACGGTCTTCTTCCATGATTGTGGGTGACAAGAAAGTTGTAAAAGTTTTTGAATGGATTCTTGGGTAAGGATTTCCGAAAGGTTGGAGGCGATGTTGGATTTATTCAGTTGAAGGAGGTTTTTTATATCGATTTCTTTTCTCATAGGATGGCGGAAAACGAGAAAGGATTGAATAAACGTTTGTTTTTTTATATATTCGAGAAATAATTCGGCCACGGTGACGAGTATATTGGATATCTGCCCGTCAGAAATCATCGTCGTGTAGAAGAAGGAAGCGATATACCTTACACATTCTTTTCTCTGTATGTACTTTGACTCTTTTACAATTTCTGGAGAGTCGCTTACATGCTGTTGCCCATCTTGTCGATGGCGCCGTAAATATCGTTCACGAATGTTGTTACAAAGTTGAGTTTGATTTTCAAAAAATTTTTTCACGATAGTATCCGTTTTCGTCAACTTTTTTAAATTGTGCTGCGTGAGTAATTTATGAATCTTTTTCCCATCCGTAGTGTATGAAATTCGAAGTAATTCCATCATGACCTTGACGATATCATTTTCCAGTCTTCTTTGTTTCTGCACCGTCAGCTTTCGTTGCAATTCTTCTTTATCGGTAATGGTCGTTGGGTTTATGAAGAACATACTTTTTCCGGAGGGTAGTGTGATGACACTTAGATTACCACGTTTATTTAATTGTTCAAAGGTGATGTGGGTAGGTGATGTAGGTGATGTAGGCATTTTACAAATTTTTTTTTGTTGGTTTTCTTTTAAATCTTGTTCCAAAAAAATAATATTTTTCGTATGAATATTTGGTTTCCAGAGGGTCTTTATCTGAGTTCGTTGGCGTATAGCAGCCTCTTGCTCACATCGGCCCTTTTCTTTTATCATATGGTTCGTGTCCGATCCATCGATATGAATCCACTGGCCGCGGGAGTCTTTGCCATTGCTCTCATCATGATCTCGGTCACATTTGTCGGTCTGGGAATCTCCATCTACTACACTCGCATCATGGAAATGGCGCACTTTCGCAATCTGTCCGAAGACCAGCGAATGATTGTCATGCAGGAAAAACGACAATGGATCCTCTATTTTGTTCTCGGCGTACTCTACATGTTCGTTCAAATAGGCATCGGGTTTTATATCATCACCCAAACGTTACGTCAATTCGGTTCCGCTAAAAAAAGTTTAAAGAGACGCGGTCGTGTACACTAATAAAAAAGAAACATGGAACTTCGTATCAATCCATTAAATGTCGATATGATTGCACCGTCCGTTAAAAATTATCTCAACCCGGACCAAGGAGGATCAAAAATTGTGGTGATTGGAAAACCTGGATGTTTCGAGAGGGGAACAAAAGTACAGGTCTTTCGTGGTGAGGATCCTGATCTTTTGGATTCTCATGATGATTATCCATATCCCATCACAAAAACCAAAACAATAATAAAGAATATTGAGAATATAGAGGTGGACGATATCTTGATTGGGGATCAACGGCAACCCCAGAAAGTGTTGGATACCTGTCAAGGAATGAGTTATTTTTATACGATATATAATAGCATTACGAGAGAGACCCTTGTGCGGGTGAATGAAGAGCATATTCTCACCTTGTACTGTTGTGAGATTGATTGCATCGTGGATATCTCCTTGTTAGATTATCTCCACAAGTTGAGCAAGGTGAGCCACTGTATGTGGATGCGTGTCATCACAGACGAAAAGGGTGAAGAACAGACCATGTACGAGGAATTTGAGGTAGAACCAGACGGTTATCGCGATTATTATTTTGGGGTGGTGTTGGGGGGAAACCATCGTTTTCGTTTAGCCGACGGCAGTATTGTTCACAATACCGGGAAAACCACACTTATCACCAGTCTTTTGTACGAAAAATCGAATATTTTCCCAACGGCGCTGATTATGAGTGGGACCGAGGATTCCAACGGACATTACAAACGTCTCATTCCATCCACCTTTGTGTACAACCACATGCACGAGAGCAAGATTGAGGATTTTGTGGCGCGTCAGAAAATCGCCAAGAAACATCTGACAAACCCATGGTCTGTGTTGCTGCTGGATGATTGCACCGACGATCCCAAAGTTCTCAACAAACCGATTTTTCAGGGCCTCTATAAAAACGGGAGGCATTGGAAGATGTGGTTCGTACTCTCTCTTCAGTATTGTATGGATATTAAACCGGTGATTCGCACCAATATCGACGGCACCTTTATTTTGAGAGAATCCAATCTTCGGAACCGTAAAACGTTATGGGAAAATTATGCCGGTATCATCCCCGATTTTGCACTGTTTTGTCAGATTATGGACACGATTACCGATGATTATACCGCGCTTTACATTCATAACGCCACGCAATCGAATCGTATCGAAGATTGTGTTTTTTGGTACAAGGCGAAACCCGTTCCGAAAGACTTTCGGTTCGGTTCCCGAGACTTTTGGAGATTCCATAAACAACGGTACGACGATAATTATACCGAGAGCTTCCGGTTTTAAAGGGATTTGAATAGGACGGACAGGACTCGACTCCAAAAAATGATCGAGTTGGATTTCATGGATAGAAATGTATCAAGTTAAATACATGAGTAACATGTTTGTTTAATAATAAAAATCTCACACCTTTACAGATTTCAAGATCATGCAGATGGTGGATTGTATCATCTGTCACTGTCCTGCCCGAGTGCCTGTCAAAATCAAGGCCGGATTTGCCTGTGAAACCAAGAAAGCTCGTGGAGGTGTCGATAAACCCTGTAATGCCATTCTACGAGCCTGTGTCACATGTGCTCGGGCCTATTTACAGCTTCATCTACCCTTCAACCAACGAGAGACACGAAAGAAATGCCTGGTTTGTCCGGAAACGATCAATCTTCCAATGCTTCGGGACAGCGCCTCATGCTACGAGAAGGATTACTTGTTGATGTCCATTGACCCTTGTATGGACTATGATTGTTTCCACGAGGCCTTGGGATGTTCCTTCAAAGGGGGTCAGAACGACCTCGATCACCATCTACAGAACGATTGCGAGTTCCGAAAGATGTGGTGTTCGTGTGGAACGGTGTATATCGCAGGAGAAGCCCAGAAACACAAGGAGACCTGTTCTCATTATCTACGTTGTCTGGTAGGAGGGTGTACGACGTATGTTCGTAACAATGGAGAAATGTATGACCATCTGCGCCAAGAACATGGTGTGATGCGGTGTTGTCATATGGATTGCCAGGAGCTTCTTCCCATTGCCGAGTACGAGGACCACATCAAGAGGACATGTTTGAGTCGACGGGTGACGTGTGAGGATTGCAACAGGACGATCCGGGCCACTTGTTTCAAGAACCATCTCATGCAGCACGTGAATGAGGAGAACGACCGGATTCAGCAGGCGTTGTCGCGGATCGAAAGGTTTACGGGTCTTTATCGTAAAACAACGTAACTTGAATTTTTTTTCTTATGTTAATTAAACAAATAAACAAACAAACAAAGAAAGAAGAAATGGTCACCACTCAATCCCAGGCGTTGAAACAGATTTCCCAGCAACTTTGTCGACATGAACGTAAAAAAACAACACTTGAAAAAAAACGAGAGAAATGTAAATTAGTTCATCATGATGAATATCTGAAAGATGAAATTAAGAAAATCAAGACGGAGATGCGGATTTGTCTGGATCGGATGGCGGCCCTCAACAGGACTATTCTTGCCTCCCTTAAAACCACCAAAAAAAATAAAATAAAATGAAGAATTTATTTTGGAAGAAACCCTTCAAAATAAATTCCAGGATTGTTAGTACGATGTCAATCCGTGTGCCCAAAGACATTATTCATGGGTTGGACGCGTCCATTCTGGACCGTCTTGAAAAAGCCGTCACCATTGTGGAGAAAAACGATGATCATAATCCGGTTTCCTTTGGTGCCAAGAAAGGGTTTCGTCCCAAGAAGGAGATCTGCACCCTTTATTATCATCACGACACCCCCGTACCAGAGGGCGTGATCGCATCGACGTCGTTGGATCCTAAAAAAAAACCCAAAAAGAAATCCAAACGGGATCTTTTTGTCGACTTTGTCGCCTCGTTGGACCGTTCCATCGTCATGGATCATTTCTTTCTCCCTTTTGCCTGCGCCATTCGTTTCGGATTCCGAGACTACCGCCCCGACATTCCAAAAATCACCGGATGGCCTCCTTTCCTGATTACGCTACGTGAAGAACAACAGGTTGTGCTCCGTGAAGCCGTGGATATCTTGTCGAAGGAATCGTGTGTTCTCGTGGCCATGTATCCCGGGGGTGGAAAAACCATGACCACGATCCGTCTGGCGCGCATCCTCGGTCATGCCACTCTCATTATTGTGAACCGTGTGGTGTTAATGGATCAATGGCGGTCCTCGATCGAACGGTGTCTTGGCCCGAATGTTTCTGTACAATGTGTCGATGCGCAGAATCCACCCATCAAAGGAAATCTCTTTTACATTATCAACGCATTAAACATCCCCAAACTCTCGACGAAAGCATGGGCGTTTGGATTGGACATTGGGACCGTGGTGGTTGACGAGTGTCATTTGATTCTTACCACCATCTTTGCCCAATCGCTCGGGAGTCTCTGTCCGCGTTTTCTGATTGGACTCAGCGCCACTCCGTACCGGTACGACGGTATGAATGACCTCTTCAACGTGTACTTTGGCGCGCCTTCCACGGTCATTCATCGGCCCTTGCGCCGTCATCATTACGTGTACCCGCTCACCACCCCCATCCGTTTTCAGAACGAGTACGACGTTAGCGGACGACTGATCTGGAACAAGATTATTAATGACCAGGCCCTGCATCCCCAGCGTCTCGAATGGATCGCAAAGCTTTGCGGCCTGTTTTCGGATCGGTTCATCCTGGTGCTCGGAAAACGCATCGAAGGCCTGGATCAGCTCTCGACGATTTTGGGACAGAAAGGAGAATCCATCACGGTCTTTACGGCATCGGATGTGGCTTACGACCCTTCGGCGCGGATCATGTTGTCAACATTTGCCAAGGTTGGTACGGGATTCTCCCACGACCGCCTTGACATGCTCATCCTGATGAATGATTGTGAAGATTATTTTTTGCAGTACCTGGGTCGTGTGTTTCGACGTCCCGACGTGGTGCCTTTGATCTTTGATATTGTGGACAAGCACCAGGTGCTTCAAAATCATTACCGAACCCGGAAGAGGCTGTATACAGAGGTGGGTGGAGAAATGAAGGAGACTCCACCGGAGTGGACCGAATGGACAAAATCGTTTGGAAGGGTTCTTGTATCCTCAACTTCAACTTCATCAAATAACCAAAAAAATTGATCTGGAGTGTGATGTTGCGATGATTCAAAAAAACAAAACAAAATGGCCAACTGTGGAATTTGTACCGAGACCTACAATCGGTCCACCCGGAAGTGCGTGCAGTGTCCTCGTTGTCGCGCAGAGTCGTGCACCTCGTGTATAGAAAAGTATCTGTTGGGATCGATGATGGATGCACACTGTATGCACTGTCGAGAAGTCTTTGATCCTTTATTTCTTCGTCGAAACCTCACCGCATCGTTTCTCGATAAGGTATACAAGACGCATCGAGAAACCATGCTGTGGGAACGCCAACGAGCCCTGCTTCCGGCAACGATGCCGTTGGTGGATTCGTATCGTGAAATCCTTCGTATCGAAGAAGAAATGACACAGATGCGAACCAAGATTGCAGATCTTCACCACCGGCTTCGACGTCGTGAACGCCGGATTCAACACCATCGGATCGCGATCGAACGAGCCACTCGTACTGGTGTGCTTCCGAACTTGAATGAAGAAGATATAATAGATGCATTCGATATAACAGAGGCAACAGAGACGAATCGAGACATTCATTTCCGGAGGGCCTGTGGTCGTCGACCGGAGTGTAACGGGTTTATCCACTCACGAACCGGCCATTGTGGTTCCTGTACGACTTTTACTTGTGTTGCATGTGATGTTCACGTCGGTCCTTCCATGGAAGGCCACGAGTGTCGTGAAGACGATATTGCACAATGGCGACATATTCATCAATCAACCAAACCGTGTCCGGGATGCCGAGTTCGGATTGAAAAACAATCGGGATGTGACCAGATGTGGTGCCCGAATTGTCATACCGCGTTTAGTTGGTCGCGTGGAACGGTGGAACGAGGCGCCATTCACAATCCGCATTATTATGATTGGCTTTTTAGCCAAAATAACCATCACCAACAAGGACGATTGGCAGCAGCAATGGCGCCAGGGGGGGTTGATGCCCATCCATGCGTTGAACCGGGGTTTTATTTGAACATTGTGCTTCAGACACATTACGACCGGGATCCACTTTTCGAAGGAAATGGTCCGGAAGATACGAATATATTTCTTCAAGAGATACGAAAGATATCGCACATTCACCACGTGGATTTACCACGACTTGTACGTAACATGGGAAATAACCAACGATACGAGGGAGAACTTGTGAAAACCCGTTTTGATTTCATCATGAACAAGATGACGGTAGACGATTGGAAGACGCGTGTCCAGCGTCTTGAAAAAGCCAATCGAAAACAGGTCGAGTTCAATCGGGTATTTCACACCTTTGTTGTGGCCAGTTTGGACGTGATCGATCGATTTGCCATCGACCATACCATCTCCAAACGAGAGGTGGTTCAGCACCTCCACCGCATCCGTGAGATGGGGGAGGAAGGGTTTCGGGATCTCAACCAATGCTACAAGTCCAGAGTAACGTTTGCGTCTTTTACGAATGAATAGTCGTAAAGAACGTTGACCATAATTTACTAAATTTTAATTTATTATAAAATAAAATTTTGTTTAGGATGAATACACGATTTCCGTTTCTTGAAAGATCGGTCATTCGGCCGAGTGAAGAAAATATTTGATGTGGCAATGGTTTGGAGAAGGGTAAACACAGTTTTGAAGAGGGCATAGATTCGCTTCAAACTGAACATCAATTCCTTCTTTCTTTAAATCCTGTTTCACTTGGTCAATAAGAAATTGCTGAAGAACGGTTTCGGTTGTGCCTTGTACATCATAAAGAATACCGTTGAACTTTTTTATATGGTAGGAGGACAGCAATTGTTTTACGATACCATTGCTTCTCACCATCAAAACATCCTGTTGTACCGTGTCGACCGGATGATTGTTATTATTTTCTTGTAGAGAATCAACAACAATGTTATTGTTGTTTTGTTTATTTTGTTTATTTTGTTTCGTAGAATAGTTGCCCATAATTGGTTTGAAGTATGTATTATTTATATAATTTATATTATTTATATTATTTATATTATTTATACTGGATAATGAAATTCAATTTTTTTAGACAAAATATATATATTTATATATTTAATTAAATATTTAATTATTCACTGACCATAAGGTTGCGATACGGGATCATTGTTAACCCGATCGGAATCTGAACAATTCCACGATCTGTGGGATACGCTATGCGATTGAAAAAGGGCAAGTTTGTAGAACGACAATGCACCAACACTTCGTGTCATTATATTATGTTAAATTTTTGTATTAACATTACCGTTAAAAAATGATGGTTGGATTCTATTTTCCAAAATTAATAGAATCATCATGAACATCATCACGTGGGAAGAAGGGTGGTCTCAGATCAAGACAGGGGCAATTGATCGTTTATTTTCATTCTTGGAGCAAAGTGACACTTCTTCCACGAAGGGTCTGTTCTCCAGTCATAGAGAGTACATGAACGTGTACACGGTTTGTTTTCAGATGTGTACTCAGACCAGTTCGCACAACTATTCCGATAAACTTTATGAATATCACAAGAAAATCATCTCGGATTATCTCACCGATGAGTTATTTCCTTCCATAATGAAACATCCACAGGGGGAGTTGTTTCTCCGAGAATTTCAGAAACGGTGGGTGAATCATAAGAAAATGACAGAGTGGATGCGCAGGTTCTTCATGTACCTCGACCGTTTTTATATCAAACACAATCACCTCCCGTCGCTTCAGGAGACCAGTATTACGTTATTCCGAGAAATAATCTATCATCCGGTCAAATTGTCGATCGCACACACTATCCTGAACATGATCGACCAAGAACGAAACGGAATTGTTATGGACCAGGGTTTTCTTCGATCGTGTATAAACATCTTTATCGATACGGCGAAGAACGTAGAAAACTACATCCTTGATTTCGAGGCACCCTTTTTAACCGCGTCCCGATATTTTTATGAAATCCAGTCCGAAAAATGGATCATGAACGAACCCACGACTGTTTATCTCCTCCGGGCCGAAAACGCGATTCATAAGGAAGAACAACGAATCGTCGACTACCTACAACCGTTCACCGAAGATAAACTGCTCCAGGTGGTGAGAGAAGAACTCTTGGAAAAACCTCAAAAAATTCTCGGGTCAGGATTCCGGGCATTCTTCAAGAATGACCATGTGGAAGATATCTCCCGGATGTACCGGCTATTTTTACCGGTAGGTCTCGATCTCATCGTGGGAATCTTCAAAGACCATCTCCTTGACCAAGACACGGTACATATTCCTGATGTCCTCGAATTGCATAAAAAGTACCTGTCCTTCCTTCATAAATATCTCGGCAATCATCCGTTGTTTCATAAAGCATTCACGGAGGTTTTTCAAATGAAGATGAACCTCCATAGTGATCGTCCGTATGCCGAACAGCTCTCCACTTTTTGTGATCCGATCCTCAAAAAGAGCGGTAATGATGATGAGGTGGAAGAAATCCTGGAAAAAGTTGTTCAGTTGTTGATGTACGTGACGGACAAGGATCTTTTCTTGGAAATCTACAAGAACCAGCTCGCCAAAAGACTTCTTACCCAAAAATCCTTTTCGGAGGATTGGGAGAAGATGATGATCAGTAAACTCAAATTACGGTGTGGTGCACAATATACCTCCCGGATGGAAGGCATGCTCCATGACCTGCGTCTCCATCATCGTTACGAAAAGGGGATGGGTTCAGTCCGTATCCTGACCGCGGGGTACTGGCCTCCTTCCACGAATTATGAACACCTCGTCGTGCCGAACGAAATGAGGAACTATACAGAAGAGGTGACCGAACAATACCGGAGTCAACACAATGGAAGGAGACTGACGTGGTGCTACGGTCTTGGAAGTGCGATTCTCCGTTACAAGTCTTTTGATCTTCACGTCGGCACGTTGCAGGCAGTGATCTTGTTGATGTTTTCGGGAGAAATGACTTTGCTGGAAATCCATGATCGAGTTCGTATTCCTCTGGATCATCTAAAACCCTTGATGCATTCTTTATCGGTTGCCAAACACAAGATATTGTGCAAAATCGAGGGTACTGACCGTTATGCTGTCAACACGGCCTTTACCTCACCGAAAAAGGCCGTGACGATTCCGATTCCTATTCTCGAAAATACAAATACCGTGCGCAAGGTAGAGGAAGATCGGTCTCATACGGTCGACGCGGCGATTGTGCGTATCATGAAGACGAGGAAGGTGATGAGTCATTCGAATTTAGTGGGAGAAGTTATGGGGCAGCTGACGTTATTCCGACCGGATCATAGATTGGTGAAACAACGGATTCATTCACTTGTAGATCGTGAGTTCCTGGAGAGGGATGTCGAGAATGTTAATATATATAAATACATGGCGTAAATCGTCATAAAGTAAAGTTGTGTTCATTGTAATTACGATTATAATTACAATTTCAAAATCAAGGTAACAATTACTATTTACACAACAATATTTTCTTCTTGATCTTCGTCTTCTTCTTCGAGTTCGTCAATGCGCAGTTGTTGTTCTTCGTGATTCGCGAATGGTTTCCATTGTATTTTTTCTTCATGATTCTCATGATTTTCGTCTTGATTGTGATCGTCTTTGGTCAACACGGCAATGGTTTCGGGTTGTTCGTAACGGATTTTGTGTTCACGGCAAAAGTTGATGGCATCGTGATCGAGTTCTTGGTACACAGGAACGGGTTCGGTGATGAGGCATCGTTTAAAGACCTTTTTGGTTTCTTTATGGAAGACGAGGCCGGTGTCTTTGTACCAGAAATGCCCGTCGGGGAGAAGAGTGAGATGGATAACTTTTTGTGATTTTTTGATTTTTTCCATGAGAGAGGTGCGTGGTTCCAAGATTTTGTGTTCCACCATGACCAAACGAGTGGCCAGATCATGTTTGGATCCATCATTTCCGATACCGACATCGGAACACATGGTGATAAGTGTGGAACGGCTCTTCGTTCTCATGAGGCGGTTGATTTGTGTGATGATTTCCTGGCGGCACAAGAATTCCTTTTTCGATGGCGTGGGTGGAGAAATATTCATTCTTCTTCGTTTACCGATTTTTTATTACTCTGGGTCAATATAATTTTATATTTTCATTTTTGATCCAGAATGTTTTCAATTTCCGACACAAGACGGATAATGGTCAACTCGCTTAAATTTACCCTTGACAAAAAGTACTCCATCGTAATCTCATTATTGCGTTTGGAAATATAATATCGAACCACCGCCGACGCCACGCTTTGTGGCCTCGACCGATTCAGCATGGAAGAACGATCACACACCTTTTCGTAAATCTCCGCGGCCTCCAACTTTTGCTGCGGCGTCGCGTGGAATTTTTCCATAATTTCTTCGATGAGATGCGGAATCGTTACCGAGATCTTCCTGAAATCTGCATCCTTTGGCGCCGCCAGATTGATAAACTTGAGTCCCTTTAAACCCACCTTGCGTTCGATCTGAAATACATCCAATAAATGTTCACAACTCTGTACGTACCCATTCAACTTGTAGGCGTGAAAGATGCACGCAAAGATGATACCCTTTCTGGAATTTCCACGGTAGATCTTTCCCTTGGTGCATTCCTCATAAATGTTGTTGGCCTGGGTAATAATCTTGTCGCTAAATCCCATCTTTTCCACATCGCGGTAAATCGTCTTCTCGTCGCTTTTCCTTGCGTGACACCGGTTGGGATCCGCGTTATGTTTGGTATCCATCATCCCATAATAACGCCACTCTTTTTCATAGGAAAAATCATCCTTGTTTCGAATCATCCCACAATCTTCACAAATCTGGTTTGATTGGATATCCATACATACATTCTGATGGAGACACACCGATGCGTCCACCATCGACGAGGCGGCGCCTCCACCATATGCCACCGGGGTACTTACCACCGCCGCCTCCTCTTCAACATCCTCCACATCATCATCGATATCCTCGTCAATTTCAATATCAACCTGTGAAGATTTTCTGTTCTTCAGAATCGCCGCCTCTATGCATGCGCTCATTATTACTATTTAAGTATTGTTTGATTCTATCTCTTAGATCTCTTAGTTTATATCGTTTGTTTGTTATTAAATCAGTTTAAGGTAATTGGAATTCAAAGGGGAGAGTGCCGGAGTTAAAGTCGACGACGAGGGTTTCGTGGGAGGTCGTGGACGTTTGAACAATGGGGTAAAGGAATCGAGAAGAGTAGGGAAAACAGGAGGGGCAAGAAAAATAGAGATTTCCGCCGAGGGTGAAGAAAATTTCATGGGTGGCGGTGAAGATTCCGACGCCAATGGTGGTTTGTGGTAAATTGGAAGAGTCAAGGTCGTCAAAATCAAAGTGATAGTGATCGGGCAGGATTTCAGGTGTCCCATTTTTATGAACAAGTCCATTGTCGGTATGAAAGGTAATGCACGCGGTTTCGAGTAGACGATGAAGGCGATCATGGCATGAATCGGTTTGTTCCATGGGTGTTGGGGTGGCGACAAGACCGATCATGTAGTTATCTGCAGGATTTGTATACAGAGGATAAAGTGTAACTTCGTAATAGTAGGAGCAATGGAATTTGTGTTGGCACCACATTCGAGGAAGGGGTTCAGGTTGTTGTAAAACATCCAAAAACAAATGGGTAGGGTGAGTAAAAAACATCCATTCATTGATCCAGTTTTTCATATAATAAAGACAATGGTGGTAGAAGGATTTCCACCACGTTGGACGAACGTTCATCCGAAAGCAAGACAGAAACAAAAGAGTCGTGTGCGGAACCTCCAATTCATCCTCATGAATGGATTTCTGTACCGGTCTTTTTTCAAGGATTACACGGTGCAATTGACCTTTTGTTGTGGTGGTGGTGGTGGTGGAAGAATCCTCCAACACCACATTATCGGTGGATGTCGACGAACATGAAGAATGATGATGGATCTTAAACCGGTCACGACCCCGTCGACATGGATCATACACTAAAAAAAAACCGTAAATAGCCTTACTCAATGGATGATGGTGTCGCGGCCACCGCCGTCCACCCATGATGGGTACATCGTTTAACGCTACCCGAAAGGTGGAGTCCGAGTCCGACTGGAAGAGGATGTGATGACAATAATCGGTTACCTGTGCAACACCAAACAAACAACTTTGTCCATACGCCACAAGATCTCTACCATTCAAATAACGGAAGATATTGTCCAAAAGATCGGGGATGAACGGTAAAACACCCATTCTTTTATTTGTACACAACCCATTCTCTTAAAATTTTAATTTCCAAAAAATGATTTAAGGATTATCTACTTTGATAATTAACCAAATTGGCCAAAAAGAATCAAAACAAACAAACTGATCGTAACAGATCCTATTACATTTACAGTAAAAACATAACAGAATGAACGTCCAACTGAGTGATTTCCGCGATTTTGACGTCAAGAACATTGTATTTTCGAAGCCCGAGGTGGGAAGTGTGTCCGGTGGGGCCGCGAGTGTTTCGAAGATTTCATTTAAGAGGATGAGGATTGGATGTCGTTACCCGGACGGCAATCAGGGTGATTTCCTGCTAAAGACACCCGAGAACCTCATGAGTTTTGGATTGCAGGAGAACACGGATCTTGCGACGGGGGCGGTGACGGGATATCAGTTCCCATTGTGTCTTCATAACAGGAATGGTGCGACCGCGGAAGAGAAGGCGTTTTTGGACAAGTTTAACGAGATTGTAGAGTATTGCAAGAATTATCTGGTGGAGCACAGGGATGATATTGAAAAGTACGACCTCGAGCTGAACGATCTGAAGAAGTTCAACCCGGTCTATTACAAGATGGAGAAGGGGAAGATTGTCGAGGGACGGGGACCAATGTTGTATCTGAAGGTCATGTCATCGAAGAAGACGGGTCAGATTTCAACGGGAATCATCGACGATGAGACGAACACGTACATCGAGCCACTGGATATTCTCAACAAGCGGTGTTACATGACAGGGGCGATCAAGTTTGAGAGTGTCTTTATTGGCAACAAGATCTCCCTTCAGATCAAGCTTTTTGAGACGGTGGTCCGAATCATCGAGACGAACGTGTCCCGAGGTCTTCTCCGTCCCAACGCCAAGCCCAAGACCGAAACGTTGCCTTACCAAGATTCCATTCAGCCCAGTGCCTCCAGTGACGAAACCCCTGCATTAGGATCGACTGCCTCTTCGGTCAATGCGACCACCACCTCCAACGACTACACCGAGGAGATTTACGAGGAGGAAGAGGAGGAAGGTGATCAGGAGGGAGAGGAGGTGGAGGTCGAAGAGGGCGAAGAGGAAGAGGAGGCGACACTTCCTCCTGCGGTGACGGCAGCACAGACTGTTCCTACACAGGCCACACCGGTACAGGTGGTGTCCGAGAAGTCAAAGACTGTCAAAACCACCCGAGGCCGTCCCAAGGCAGTAGCCACTTAATTTTGAAATTATGATACATTTTTTTTTAATATTGTTAAGTATGTAGGATTGAGCAAACTTAATCATTAATCATTATATATTATATATCATCATGGTGTTTCGGACATATTCCAATGGATTGTTTGAGATTTACATCACGGGAGAGTTGAACAACTTTACCTTTATGTTTGAAGTCAAGAATACCTGGACACAACATAAATTATATACAGAAATTGCGTCGTTCATCAGCAAAACCAACTTGAACTATTATATAGGAACCTCTTCTTATGACATTTATTACGGTACGACAAAATTATCGAGCACGACGTACACGCAACTTCAGAAAATCTCGGGATATTCTTTTGATTATCCTGAATTCACCATTGTTGTGGCTTAACATAGAGAGATAGAGATATAGAGATATAGAGATATAGAAATACAGTGATGGAGATACAGATAGGTAAGTAAAAAAATAAGAAGCATTTAAAAATTTAAAATTTTAAATGTTGTTGTTTGTTAGATATATTGGGTTCATATTGGGTTCATATTGGTTAGATTCACGATGTTTCATGAATATGGGAAGGCCATGTTTACGATTTTGGCGTCGTCGGGTCGGTTAAACAATTTTACGTTTGTGTACGAGATAAAAAATACCTGGACAGAAAAAGAATTGTACGAAAAGATCGAATCGTACTTGAGAACGACGGGACTCGGAAGTCTGATTGGTGGAACATTCTCCTTCACTATGTATTATGGCACCGTACAGTTATCAGTAAAATCCACGATGATGTTTGAGAATTTGTTGGGTTATTCTTTTCATCCAGAAAAATTTACTCTTGTGGTGAATGTGCATAAATGATATTTAAATATATAAATAAAAGTCAAGTAAACTTATAAAGTTATCCTTCAACAACATAACATGGGAAATAACACAAGTCTCACGGCAAAGGAAGAAAGAGAATTGGTACATCAGTTTATTTTCAATTGGGTGGAAAAAAATAAGATTGAAAAGATACCCTATAGTGCTTCCTCCTTATTACAACGTTTCGCCGACGCGGTTCAACTACGACGCCTCATTCCACCCAGAGGGTCCGAGGAAGAAAAAGACTATCAGAAGATCACAGACGATTTTTTATTCTGGCGCAGCATCGATCGTTTCCCGAACCACTGACTGAAATTGTCGAAAAATCTCCAGATCCGATCGTGTCCAACGTCTTCCCGTACTCCGGATATTTAACGGATTTTTCCATCGCCCGTGACCATAGATATGATCCACTCCCCCCCTTGGATGCATAACAGCCAAGACTCGGAGCGCTTCGAGTTTTTCCTGTTTATTCATTCTTTGATTTAAATATTCTTAATCTTAAATCCCGTGTCGTGTTTTTTTTACCTACCCCACCACAATCCAAGATTCTGTTGGTTAGTAGAATCTTGGTAGTTTTCACGAACCACTTCTTTGAAGTATTGTTTGGTTGATACATAAGGTTCTGAAAAATATGTATTTTGTTGTGGTTGTTGTGGAACCATAACGGGTGCTCCCGTCGTTATTGTCATCGTTGGCCTTAACATCATGGGGATGGCACGATTCTGATTACAAGCACAAGGCATCTTTTTGTTATTTTGTTTTCTTACCATAACAAAATATATATTTTAAAATATTTAGATATTTTTTATTTTTTCTTGTTGGGACGAATCCAAAGGGTCTGATGCTGGCTCACGACCGCATATCGATCCCAAATATCTTTCGGCGTCTGTTTCTTGATCATCGCGGATCGTTTCGAGGTTGACAATCGGATCGTGTAATCAGAAAGACGAACCACGTCTTCACCACCCCGCTCCATGATCTGACGAATCTTCTGTCGGTATTTCTTTACCCGCTCCTCGTAATATTTCGCCTTGTCATCATATTCTTTGAATTTAGAAACCAATTCTTTCAACTTGGAATCCGTAGTATTATTATCTGAAGTTGTTGTTGTCGTCATTGTTTTTTTTAAATGACTGCAAAAAATATTTTTTTTTTCTTTCTTTGTCTTCAAATCAATTCGACCCGATTAGGACAAAGATGTATAAACAACAAAACAACCATCAAAACGACGAGGATCCTGATTCTGATCCCAAAACAGAAGAAGAATATGAGGACGAGGAAGACGAGGATAAACCGACTCGAGAAGATTATGGAATTTTAGAACTGATTGGACAAATCATGCAACCTCTTAAATATATCGTAAAATTTATTTTATGGGCATTCAAGTTAATTTTGTGGATCATTAAAAATTGGAAACTTGTTTTATGCGGAGTGGTGATTGGTTTTATCCTTTACCAGTTATTTCTACGCTGGGTGTCCATTAGCAGGGCTGAAACTGCCATGAGAAACGTGTTGAATTCGATTCCCAAACCAGAAACACCGCGTATCTCCTTGAAAGGAATGAAAGGAAAAGGAAAATTTAATTCAATGAGGAAGATACCAGCGACTCCTCCTTCTTTTCCACCACAATTTAGGTCATAATCGGCATGAACGTGTAATTGTACTGGTACGTATTCGTGGTCGTGGTATCGGAGTTCGTAATCGTTAAGGCGCCGTACGCACCCGGTGTCGTATCATAATAACTTCCCAGGAGGACTTCGAGGGAGGTATTCGTGTCGAGAGAGCCGGTGAGATTTTGGAGGGTATAGGTGCTACCAGTGGTGGGTGCCGAGTAAATGTAACCAACATAGTATCCGATCACATCGGTGGTAGAAGTACTCGTCAGCATTTCTGTAATGTACACCTGATAAAAAGAGACGCTCGCCCAGAAATATATACTAACAGTACTGGGGGGTGTTTCACTACCCGACAGGGTGACCTGTCCTGAAATGGCAGCAGGAAATAAATTTGTGCTGCTCAGCGTCTGTGGAATCAAAGGAGTCGTCTGTCCGTTATTGGTCGGAAAACCAACCCCTGTGGTCGTGGTGAAATTGACCGATCCCCCAGCAACCGTAAGATTCGTTCCATACAATGCCGTTGTGGAAATCATTTCACTTGTAGTTGTATTATACAACACCGTTCTAAGTTCCGTACCTGTTGTTTCATCACTCCGGACCGGATTGACATACAACCCACTCACGACGGGTGTGAGAGGAGAACCACTCGCATTAAGAACAATGCTTCCTGCTGCCTGACCATCATTAACTGCCTGGAAACCGATTGCGATCGCATTGCTACCCTGGTTGGACAATCCGGCCTGGGGACCGATGGCGATCGCATTGCTACCTTGGTTGGTCAATCCGGCCTGGGGACCGATGGCGACGGCATTGCTACCCTGTTTGGAAGAACCTGCCTGGAAACCGACGGCGACCGCATTGGTGCCTTGATTGTTGACACCGGCGTTTCCACCGATATTTATCTGCAATGACCCGGGTACCCAGTTTGAAGTGGTGGGATTCCAGTAGAGGTAGTCTCCATAAAGATGACCGTTGGGATTCACTTGATAACAAGAATTGAGGGGAATGAGATTATTGTCATAATACCCGGTGGGACCAAGGGAGGAGTTCAACGATTCTTGGGGGAATTGATTGATGGAGGTCAAGATGGGTAACGTGGGTAGAGGAGAGATCTTGACATTGTTATTATTGGCGACGACTGATTCGGTAGCCGCCGTTGCAGAAGCAGAATGTGCTGCGACGGCGTCTACAAGCTGCTCGATTTCATTCAAAGCGGTCAACACATCCTCTTCTTTGGAGAATTGAATATGGTTGAGAACCTCGTGGATATCTTCCACGGTGGGAACTGTAGGTAATTGTGGTGGCATCGAGGAGGAGGACGAGGCGGCGGCGGATGGAAAACGACTCTGCATTTCTTTTTTATTATTTATTTTATTGGATTTTGTAATAAATAATAAATAAAAAAAATATCCTTCTATGACGTTCTATGACGACCGGACGCTTGCCTTGAAATATCGATTGATCTTGTTGACAAGATTTCCATCATAAATCCCTGTTCCATCTTCTATTTTTTTGATCGTCGTTACATCGACATGCAATGCCTTGGCCAAATCGGGCTGTTTCATCTTCTTGTCAAGACGAAGCTGGATGACATTACGTTGGATGGTCGGATCTGTTTCCCGGTAGGTTCTCGGTTTTGGTGGCTCGTCACTATCCAATACCCTGGACTTTTGATTCGTTCGGGTACGTTCCTGAATCCCATTCTTTTTGGTTAAAGTGGTGTTGGTTGGAGTCGGTGAAGACTTTTGAAAGACCACGACTTCCCAATCCTGTTCGTGATTCATAATAGTCTTGTTTTTTATGTCTCTTTGTTAATATTAAATTTTTAATTTAAAATGGTCATGTTTCATTTTATAAATATTTTATAAAATATAAAAATGTTTCATCTGTTTTCGGTGGCGAGTGATGAACAACAAGCCCGGTACCTGAAAGAATCCACTCGGTTGTCCGGTGTTCCACTCACTCTTCTGAAGATTGAGACATGGACGGGATACGTGGATAAGATTACAAAGATGAAGGAAACTATCCATAGTCTTCCAGACGACGATATTGTTTGTTTTGTCGACGCGTATGACGTCATTGCGTACGCCAATACCGAAGAGATTGTTCGTAAATACCTTCGATACGACCACGAGATTGTGTTTGGTGCAGAACTTGGTGTTTTTCCGGGTCATCTCCAGGGTCGGTACGACAAGATCTTTGAAACTATCAAGACGTTTCCCACCAAGTACATGTATCTCAATTCCGGGGGTTATATTGGACGCGTCGGAGCCGTACGATCCATGTTGAACTGGATGGATGAGGATGGGATTCAGGAGAGCTGTCGGCACGGGGGAGACCAGAATTATTATTCCCTGTATTATCTGGATTATATTGCGAACAAAGCAGATAAAACTACACGCCATTTATGCATCGATATCTACCAGTCTATTTTTCAAAATATTTGTCGCGTACCACTGACCGATTTTTCCTTCGTGGAAGGTCGGCTTTACAACCGTGTGCTGAAAGAAATGCCAGCGTTCCTTCACTTGAACGGATTCAAGACGTACCATGACACGGTTGTTCATCTCCACACCGAGAATAAAGAACCGGTCATGGAGGTGTTTTTCCAAAAACCCCTGGAGACTAAAGACCATCCCATTATTATCCCCGTCACCTACCGCCTTCCTTTTAGCATATATTATAATTATCAAGATGTTTCTATTCCTTTATCACAGATTTAGTAAAGATTTTCTTTCTTTTTTTATTTCGGTTCAAAATAAATGACATACTTGAGTCGGTACCGGGATATTTTCGGTAGACCCAATACTGGGGTTCACTCGATACGATTCATGAACTTGGCAGTCGTCGATGTTTTATTGACTCTTTTGGTGGCAGGCCTTTTGACCTACGTTTTCGTTCCAGGTCAATATTTCGGGAGAATGTTTATCGTTGTTTCCATCACCTTGTTTGGACTCGGCATTATTTTACACCGACTCTTTGATACCCGAACCACGATTGACAAATACTTGTTTCCATAAGATTTACAATTATAAAACGCGGTGAGAAAGGATGGCCTCGATATTCCACACACACCCTGACGAACAATCCCATCCGTGATACCATCCACAAATTTGATCTTGGATGGACGAGGCCACGGTGGGTCGAGGAAAGATCACCCTGTGACAATCATATTGAAAGTCGATGTACACCCCGGCCCACCCCTCGTTGCGCACGCGATCCCAGTCGATACCAAATACGTAGTCGTTCTCATAAATCGGCAAAAGGCAGGCAAAATGTTTGTGAAACTCGTGAAACTCGTTTTCAGTGGAGATGCGCGCCACCGTGGGTTCCGCCGGGGCTCCCGATGGAAGGAAGGCAGTTTCCCGGATCTTGCACGCAACGTACTGGTGAGTGGTCGGATCCGACCACTCAGGCATCTCGTAGCGACACCAACTCACCCAGCTGCTTTTGGAAAAAGAACCGGGAGAATACCAAAATCCCTTGGACGGTTTTCTGTCGTGACCGAGACGACCTTCCACGGGGGTAATCGGAAGTTTGGTAATGTGAAGCATTTCGTCATCGGTCATCTTCCATAGTTTTCTCATGATTTCGTTGTCCTTCGTGTCGTCTTCATCCTCTTCCATGTTGTCGAGAGTCGTCGTCGTCGTTTCCATTTCTTTTTTCTGTCGTCATAAAAAAAAGAAAGAATGAATGAATAAAAAAGATACCTATAAACAAAGTACATTACATCGTACGTACGTAGATTCATCATCACTTTTTAAAAGGTTATACAGGAAGAATAAACTAAAACTCATGCCGACAATCTTGACAACATTTCCTGTATTGTATTCAAAAAACGCCAAAGGAAATATTCTGGAATGGCGTGTATCCATTCGAAAGGAAGATACAGACGACGCCTACACGATATGTACGGCGCATGGTCTTCAGGGTGGTAAAATGGTGTTGCATGAACGAAAAATTCAAAAAGGAAAAGGAGGAAGAACCGCGCATGAACAAGCCGTGGCCGAGGCCGAGTCGCGGTTTCGCGACAAACAAGAAAAGGATTTATACTCCACCACAACATTAGTCACAAGGTCAGGAGATCCAAATCATTTGAATCCGATACGACCGATGCTGGCCCAAACCTTTGACCCGAAAAAACCTCACCGTATGACGTTTCCCTGCATCGTGCAACCGAAATACGATGGGATCCGTGCACTGTGTCCTCTCCCACTTCCCGGGAATAAGAATGATCCCAGTTTCATAAGCCGAAAAGGTCTTGTGATAGACGGTGTCCCCACCCGGATCCTGGAGGCGATCGCCTCCCTATCGTTTCCATCGTGTATACAAAATTGTGTTCTGGACGGAGAATTGTATTCACCGGATCTTCCTTTTGAACAGCTTTCGGGACTCCTCCGTCGAAAACATAACAAGATGTCGGAAAAAGAGTCGGAGAGTATCGGGTTTTACATTTTTGATGTGATTATTCGTCATGAAGAAACAGGGGAGGTGTTACCTCTTTCGTTTTCCGAACGCGCGGCGATTCTTGATGAGATTTATGAATCGATTCGTGACAATCCAGTCCTCCACAACGTTCCCCGATGGTCTGTTGAAAACGTGGACGAGACGACAAAACTCCATGACACGTTGGTAAAGGAACAGGGTTTTGAGGGGATCATGTTGCGTGCACCGTCCGGTGCCTACCAAGCTCATCAAAGAAGTTCATTTCTTCAGAAATTCAAGACGATGAAGGATGATGAATTCAAGATTGTCGGGTTTCGAGAGGGAGAGGGAGATGACGAAAATACCGTGATTTGGGAATGCGAGACGGACCAAGGACGAACCTTCTGTGTCCGTCCACGAGGCACCCACCAACACCGATCGGCGCTTTTGAAGGAAGCCACGACGATGGTGGGGTCAAAATTAAACGTGGTGTACCAGGAGATGACCAAGGAGGGGGTTCCACGATTCCCGGTGGGTCGAGCGGTGCGTTTTGATTGATTATAAAAACGATAGTATTTCGGATTCAAGTTCTCGTGGAAGGTTTTGATGTTTTTCGATGACTTGATGGAGGAAGATGGAGTACCAGACCAAACACTTATCGCGGTGTTGAGTTTTGAGTTCCTTTAAAATATCGAAAAAGGTGTACGCCGGACTCCATTTTTTACTCGAGAGAATGGAATCTTCACAACAACAACAGCAACGGTCAAACATTTTTTGGTATCTTTGAATAAAACGATTCCCTGTCAACCTCAGACGTTGTTTGCTCGGGATATTATTGATGAATAGTTTAGGAGGACGAAAGGGGAAATCGGCAGGAATCTGCATCGAAATATGTCCCAATCCCTTGAACTTACCATGTACCACATATTTACCACCATTAGGAATATTAGGATTATTATATATAGTATCCATCTCCAACCTTACAAAGTCATTCTCCAGGTTTTCATTACATAACGTAATGTCCTTTTCGATACGACGTTCAATTCGTTTCATTTATCTTTTTTTTCTTATCTATTGCCTATTGCGTAAAATCCGATTCTTTCATTTTTTAAGACGTGTGCTCCTTCCTTTAATTCTAAAATAATGATGATATGATTAGAACACACCCCCCCCTCCACCATCCGCGGTACAAAGTGGATCAAAAACGATACCGCGGAGCTGTTCCCTCGTCATCTTGGAGTGGCACACCGAGGCCCCTTCGTAGCACAACCCCACTGAAAAGAGGATTTGGGACAAAGCACCGCGATGAAACGTCCGACGGACGAGGGCCCTTTGTGTTTGCACGTGCCCACCTCCTCCAAAACGCAGATTGACGGCGACCATGAGACGCTCGGCGTCCTCCTTCCGAAGCTTTTTCTGGTGGTCAAAAAAATCCGTGAGGACGGTATCAAAGAATCCCTGAAACTCACGGATGTGTTGTAGCTTTTCCGTGACAAGTTCCGACGCCATCAAAACATCCTCACCACGAAGCCCGAGTCGCTCGACAATCTCGTCGTCCGTGAGAGTCCTCTGCTTCTCGTGTCCGCTTAAGCGCCAGACCATCTCCAGCGTTTCTGACGGCAACGGCATCATAAAGAGAAGGTTGACCACCTTTTGCCGTGCGTGTGCCGAGCATCTTGATTCACACCCCTTGTTGGCGAAGAACGCGCATCCCCCGACGGTGCACCCCTGCATCTGATTTTTTTTGTGAAGAAGAAAAAAAAATCGGGTGAGGAATGAAGTAATGTTTGTTCCCTTGTCAAAAATGCCACGGAGGCATCATTTTTTTTTATGTTGGTGGGGAACAGTCGTTGTTACTCCATTGTCCATTGGAGGTAATAAAGAAAGAAAGCAAAAATAAATACCACTTTCATAAGTAATTGGAAAGGATCTTTCATATTTTATGGAAGGATTTGAATTCGACAAATACAAACTATTTGGAATATAAAAAGTAGCAGTAAAATTTAGAAAGTTATTTTTCATTTTAAGATGGGAGGTGACAGTTGTCTGATGATTGATTGCCATGTATTCGTTAAGTAGCATTCAATGGTGTAAAAAGATGGCGTTATAAAAAAAGATCCATCATAGAGACCTGTCGATGGGTTCGCCAAATTAATAAAAAATTCATCAGAGGTAGTAGAAACGTTTACGAAATTGCCGGAAACAGGAGACGTTGGAAAGCTAATTAATGTATACCGCTTATACCGTCGAATTTGAAAATTCGAGTTATTATAGATAGTTATTTCACCCGATGAATTCGCAATACTGGTCTGCACACTCCATGGGGACGCGGAGGTATTGGCAGAAGTTCTCCTATATAACCCAGTTGGTATCCTGAAATTACGGGGTGAATAAGTATTACACCTTAAATCGGTTATCAGGGCATTCCAAATATTTTTATAAATATTTTTTTCTTCATTAAAGTATTTTTATTTATACAGTAGATTAAAAATTTAAAAAACATGCAGCACTTATTATTGAATTCCTCACCATCACCATCACCATCATTATTCCAAACAACTGCACCGATTATACCGACGACGCATCAGACAACGACAACGGCGACGAGTAGTTTATTTTTTTTCGTCATGATGATTTTCGTGGTAATTAGTATCATCGTTGTAGTTTTAAAAAAACTATTTAAACAAGAGCCAAATCGTCGTCCAACAACAAACGTTGGTGTTAGTACAAAAGACAGGGTTAGTATCATGTATAAAGGTAGAACTGTTTGTAAATTGTCATCCATGTTCAAACTGGTGGATGATGACGTAAAAAATATGACATGGGTGATGACAATTGAAAACCAAAACAATTTCCAACGATTTATTGTAATTGAATTTGATGTGGCGGACACACAAACGTTACAACATTTAGTAAACTCGTTTGTTTTTGTAGAAAATGAAAAAGAAGATGCAGATGCTGCACCGCAAACTGATGTTGAAGATTTGGGTTTTATCGTTATACCTTCTTCACCAACACGACCACAAACACCACAAACAACAGTAATAACAACACAAGAATCAAAACAAGACTCGGTTCAACAACTAAATCAATTAGTCGCTAAAATATGGTTATACACATTACCCAATGAGACGGCAAATATTCGAGATATACATAATACTGATAATAAAACGTTTATTAAATTCAAACTCCCAATTACCTTTGACGAAACTGAACTGGATTGGAAAGAATCGATGAACACACGACTTACACCAACAATAAAAGAAGAAATAATAACATTAAATAATGATACTTTTAATACCTCTCGTCATCGTTTACTTTGTATTCGATTAGCTCTGGAACAAATTCCAGAGCTCCTTGCGATTGGATGTACTTTAGGTTCACAGGATTTTACATTCGAATTGAATGAATATTATAATAAAGAAGAAAAAAAAATAATAACAAACAATTTAACTTTACTTTTTATGTTAGTCTTAAATGTATTAAAATTAAAAAACATACCCTTATCCAGGATGTTCATCCATTCTATTATAGGTTTAGTATTTAAAAACCGTGATCAGGTAATTTCACTGTTACAAACATTATTACTACCACGTTTACCACCAAATATTCAATCCTATATTAAAACCATTCGACATATGGTGCAATTTATTTTGTTATAATGATGATATTCGATGATATTCAGAATTTAGAAAAAAATGAAAACAAAATGCAAACAAGCCTGAAATGTATGTTGATCGAATCCTTCCTTCATCCATTTTCATCCATTTTCATCCATTTTCATCCATTAAAAATCGAAAATTGAAAGTTAAAGATTTCTGATTCTTGTTTTTAAAAAACATATCTTTTAAAAAAAAAACAGAATTGAGAATGACTTCTAATGCAACGACCGGTGGTGGTGGTGGTGCGTCCACCACGTCCAGGATGCGCTATGAAAAGATGGACCCCATCACGCATATCCATCGCCGGACGGATATGTACATTGGCGATCCGAATGTCACGTTGCACCCTGCCGACTGGCTCTTTATCGACGGTTGCATGCAATTCGTCACCGAACCCCGTTACTCTGACGGCCTTGTCCGCATCATCATCGAACCTTTGAGCAACATGATTGACAATTTATGGCGATCCAAGGAAGCCAAGGTCAAATGTTCCAAACTCGCCCTGCGTGTCACGCCCACCGGAATCGAATTCTGGAACGACGGGCTCGGTATTCCCGTTTGTCGCGCCTCGGAAACCGGTGGTGGTGAAGCTGGTGGTGGAGGAGGAGATATGTACGTGCCCGAAATGATTTTTGGGCATCTCTTGACCTCTTCGAATTACGACGACAAGGAGGATCGGTTTACCTCGGGACGGAATGGCATCGGTGTCAAACTGAGCAACGTGTTTTCCAACCTCTTCCAGGTCGAGATTGGCGATGCGGATCGAGGTCTCGTTTACACACAAACGTGGAAGAACCATATGCGGGACGCCGAGAAACCCGTGATCCGGAAGAAATCGTCCTTGAAGCATTCGTACACACGTATCTACTTTGAACCCGATTTCAAGTGTTTTGGCATGACCTCGTGGGACGATACGCTCAAGGCCTGGATCCACAAGGTGGCCCACGACACCGCCACACTGACCGGCATCCCCTTCCACCTCACCTGGTGTGCAGAGGAGCCCCTTGTCATCAAAATAAAAAATCTCAAAGACTATGCCACGCGGTACTTTATCGATTCTTCTTCTCCTGCAAACAATACCATGATCGACGGTCGTGCCGAGCTGGACCGGAACCAATCGGTGGATTACGTCATTGCCTTTCTCGATCCTGCCGCTGGATACCGGGATATGGGGTTTGTGAATGGCATTTATAATCGCGAGGGCGGTGTGCACACCGACGCGGTGTCGGGCGATTTGTTTCGCCAGTTGATGGCCAAGCTGCAGAAATCGCACAAACAGTTTCCTTTAGCGGTCAAAGATCTGCGCCCGGGGTTTATGATCTGGGTGCACGCCCAGCTGATTAATCCGGCCTTTACCTCCCAGAACAAGACCCGGCTTGTATCGCCAACACCCAAGGTGTCGATTCCTACACGCATCATTGACAATATTTGTAAATGGACGGCCTTTAAGGAAAAGATCGAGGAGGATATTCGGGCCAAGATGGCCAGCACCTTGAAAAAGACGGAGAATAAAAAGAGGACGGGTGCGATGGTGCGGATCGATGGATTGGACCCGGCGAATCTTGCGGGCACCAACAGATCCGACGAGTGCACGCTCATTCTGTGCGAGGGATTGTCGGCCAAGACGTACGCCGTGGTGGGGATCCAGATTGGGTACAACGGTCGGAAAGGTCGTGATTTCTTCGGGATTTATCCGCTGCGTGGAAAGTTGTTGAATTGTCGGAATGCGAGTCTGGCATCCGTGGCTCAAAATAAGGAGATTACGGATCTCATCCAGGCCATGAATTTGAGACATAACGTGGACTACCGACTCCCTGAAAACCGTCGACAGTTGCATTACGGACGTGTACTGATTTTGACGGATAGTGATGTCGACGGTTTGCATATCGCGTCCCTTATTTTGAATGCATTCCACGTTCTTTTTCCTACACTCTGTGCAACAACAGAGGGCCCTCCTTTCCTGACGTGGATGATGACTCCTGTGGCGAAATTTTATTATCCGAGAACGACCGAGACGTTTTACAACGACTTTGAGTACCAGGGTGCACTCGAAGCCCTCAAGACCACCGTGCCCATCCCTCCCCAACCAAAGATCAAGTATTTCAAGGGGCTCGGAACGTGTTCCAATGCCGAGGTGGGAGAAACGTTTGGACAAAAGGTGGTCATCTTTGATTGGGATGCGAAATCCACCGATTCGATGAACAAGGCGTTCCAGTCAAGTCATTCGAACGATCGCAAGACATGGATGGAGAAATACTCCAAGGATAATTATCAGGTGCCGGAAGAAACGTACGCGGTCACGACATTTATCGACCAAGAACTGATCCGTTATTCCATTGACGATTGCATGAGGAGTCTTCCCAACCTTTTGGACGGTCTCAAACAGTCCCAGCGCAAGATTTTGTATGCTGTCTTCAAGAAGAACCTGCGCCAGAAATCGATGAAGGTTGCACAGCTTTCCGGGTATGTCGCCGAGGTCTCCAATTATCATCACGGCGAACAGTGTTTGTACGACACGATCACCAAGATGGCGCACCATTTTGTGGGATCCAACAACATTCCGTATCTGGTCCGTGACGGACAGTTTGGCTGTTTGGACCCTTCCACACCGGTTTGTATGGCAGATGGAACCACCGAGATTGTTTCCAACATTCGGGTGGGGGATAAGGTGCTTGGAGATGATTGGAATGCCCGAACGGTTCTCAAAAAAGTCGCGGGGTTTGATGAGATGTACGAGATCCGCGTTCTGCCAGAACATTTGAGGTATACGGTAAACAGCGAACATATTCTGACGCTTTGCGGTCCCGTTCGTGAATGGGATTCCGAAGGCGCAGGGTGGATCTTGAGACTATCGAAAACTGTGGTGTGTATTGCGGATTTTCCCATTTATAATGCGGAAGACGATACCAATCTTACATTATGGGATATTCGTTTGGCGGATTTCTTGAAATTACCGGAAGAGTGGAAGAACGAGTTCCGAACCTTTGTGATTCAGGGATCCGAGTACCCGTTTATGATAGTTCCTCTCGGAGAAGGCCCCTTTTCTGGATTCCAGCTCGATGGTAATGAACGGTTCGTGCTCGGAAACGGGATCGTGACGCATAACAGCCGGTCCTACCTGGGAAAAGATGCCGCGAATGCGAGGTATATTTTTACGAGGATGGATCCATTGTTGCGTAAAATCTTTCCTGCGGTGGACGACGAGCTTTTGCCGATTACACTGGATGATGGCGATCTGGTCGAGCCGGAGTATTATGTGCCGGTGCTTCCCATGATTTTAGTCAACGGATGTTCTGCGGGGATCGGGACGGGGTGGTCGTGTTCCGTTCCGTGTTTTCATCCGTTGCGTCTGCTGGACAAGATCTTGGACTTTATTCATGATAAACTTATCAAGGAAGATGACGAGGAAGACCCGGCATGGATCCCGTGGTACCGTTATTTCATTGGAAACATTACGCGCAATGAAAAGAAACGATCGTTTATTACGGAAGGGGTCTTGCGTGCACCCGGTCAGTTTACGTTACCACCGGAGGTGTTGGAGGATTCGACAACCACCACCACGGGAAGAACATCATCATCGAAAAAGAAAAAGGTGTTGGGGGCGGCGACATGGTGTGTGGAGGAAATCCCGGTTCGCGAGAGTATCAACCGGTACAAGGAGTTTTTGGAAAAAATGCAGGAGGAGAAACAGATCCGTGGTCTGACGAATTATTCGAGCGCCGACAAACCCTTGTTTCTGTTTGATCCGGTGCCGCCTTTCCTTCCGACGGTAACGAACATGAAACTTCAATCCGAAGTCTCGGTGTCCAATCTTGTGTTGTGGACGGACGATCAGCATCTTCACAAGTTCCGGGATATTCCAGAGGTTTTCTATGCCTTTTGCAAGAAACGACAGAAGATGTACGAAGACCGAAAAGTGTACCTGTTGAAAGTATGGGGAAAACAACTGGAGAAGATGCAGGCGGTCTACCGGTTCTTGAAGGAGGTTTCGGAGGATGTCGTCAAGGTGTTCAAGACACCTGATGAAGAGATCATCCGCCAGCTCCAGGAACGGGGGTATCCGATGGTGGAGGATTCGTACGATTACTTGCTGGGAATCAGGATCCGCCAATTCTCCAAACAGAATTGGGAGAATCAGGAGATGCGTATCCGGAACCTGGAAGGGCGTATCGCGGCCTTGCAAAAAACACCACCGGGTGGATTATGGAAGGCCGATCTTGCCGTATTTTTGGAAGAGTACAAGAAAATGTACCCGGAGGAAACCGAAGACACGGATCGACTCCAACGACGGATTGGAAAAACGGTGGCCGAGGCCTTGGAAGATCGGGATAATAATAATAACGGGGATAACAGGGATGATTAAAACGCCCACTTTTTTTTTGAAATAACGGTTCCTATCCTATGAGGCAGAGTGTATTCTCGTGTCCTCGTCAGTGCCGTTCCATTGAGCTGTGTCTGACGATCGGCAACGCAAATGGGCGTTTTAAATATCCGACGGTGTAAAAGTAAAATTGAAGATTATCAACAATGATCAAATATATCAAATATATCAAATGATAATAAAATCATGGCTTGGGATGGTCTCGGCGGTGTTTCATGTTTTTCGTGGGTCGATGCGTTTCAGCACAAGTGCGGTTGGAGATCCGGGTGGAAAGTATGGTTTATTTTTTTTTCCCGACGAGGTGCAACCGCCTCTTTTATACCAAACCAAAAATCCCTATTTGAATTTTTTCGGTTCCACGTTAAAAAACGTATCGACGGTGATGGGATCACAGGATGCACTGGTATGGTGGATGGAGTTGCCTCCAAAAGGCACCGTGGAATACTACAGCGTGGTGGATTACATTCTTTTTCGTTTTGATCAGATTCCACTGGACGGTTATCTTCCGGCGGTTCAGATGAATGATCCCTTGAATCAGTTAGTACTAAAAGTTCTTCCGAATAGTAACGACAGTCGCTCGATGATTGTATGCACGGCGTCCAAGAAAACGTGGGCGTTTGTGCAAAAGACATTGTGTAGTGAACATGATTCGGATTTTTTATATACTAATTGCACAGATTCGATCAATCTATTGCCCATCACGCCCGACGCCCGGTTAGAAAAAAATACAACCTCGTGGATCCGGTCGGGTTCCGATTTGTTGTCATGGCATTTCAGGGTGAATGGCGTTTTACCCAATCTATCCTCCGACGCAACAAGTGCGCTCACCCGATATTTTGAAAAACCACAACCTTTTTTTTTGTTACGCCCTCGTTTTCATGATGATGATCCTTCCCAGGATCGTTTGCCGGCGTTGCCTCGCCGGATGCGGCTTGTTCAACATCGACAGAATGATTCCCAACAACGACGTCTGGAAGAAAAAGTCCGCCAATGGTTGTTCACGTCATTTCCCGGAATCACATCGATTATCAACGATACGGTGCACCACGTGGTTCCCGATCTTCAAAAATGCCTGAATGACAAGGATTACATGCCGGTGTTTCTACCGTTGGCGCCCCTTAACTTTTCAGGCGTCCCAGGATGTGATTATTTTGTGAGGGATGCGCTGTATTCGTTGACGCCTTCGTCGGCGACGTCCGAATCGACGCTCAAGGCATTACTCTGGGATGATCCACAAAAGGTTTATGCGGTGATAGGACTTAATCAACAAGAATTAGGGGAGTGTGTGTTTTCCAATTTATTGGTGACGGGGTCGGGATCTCCCGAGGCACTGCGTCATACGTTTAATATGTCGGCGTATGATCTTTCAGGATCGGCTGCAAAACTATTTGGAGAAGAATTTATGGATTGGTATGTTCATGTATGGTCCAGGAACTGCGGATCGATTTCATTCACATTATGCACAGAGGTCAAAGAAGAAGAGATTTCTTCCAAGGAGTATTTATTTATTGCAGAACGCAAATACCTGAATATCCACACTGCCATCGGCCCCTCCCCACTCCATCTATTGCCTCCTACTCTTTGGATTGGTGGTCACAATTAAATTTTTTTGATTTAAATATTTAAACAAAGAGAAAGAAATTAATGAATGGTAGAAACGACAAAAATTGTGGCGTGGGTAGTTGCGGGGTGGATGTAATGATGATGCAGAAACAGTTTGTTTCGGACAGGAAAGCGATTCCTGTGAGTCCATTTGTTCGGTTGTCCGAGGTGGCCAAGGTACTTCCGAAAGCATCTCTGGATGTACAAGCGACTCATCTGCCACCACCGTCGTCCATTACCTCCACGACACCGGACAATCCAATGACGAGGTACAAGATGATTGTTGGCGCGATGAGTGACGAGGTATTACGAAATCATCAGCAACAAAATAATCATAATCAGGGTATTATTCCAATCTCTGTGAAAAGTAATTCACCAAACATGATTGCAGGACCAACGACAAATCACGAAACAGCGTTAATGGATCCGAACACCATTCCGACCATTATGTCCATGTCGTTTGGAACGATGGGATTCGCCAACCTACCACCACGTTTACAAGAAGTGCGGAATGAGGTACTGATAAGCATTGCGGTCATTATGAAACATTTTGATATTGATAATTTGGATCCACATGTCAGGAAATATCTCGAAGACAGAGTGCAAAAAGTCATGAACATTACCAAAACGCATCCGAGGTTGTTTATGTTTCATATCCCCACGAACATGGGTGCACCGTGTCACGGGCCTCTTAATGATCTTATCGATATGGTGATTAAAAAAAGAAACCGCCTTTTACAAAAATACCGTCATGAAAACGATTTCTTGATCAAGAAGAAACATGGCACAAACCTACAAACGTTCACTTCATTTTATCGTCCCCTGGTACGGTTTCGTATCAAGGATCTCTTTCAAAAGATTCATCATCCCCAAGGAAACTTTACCACCAATGATAAACAACATTTTCGAACACGTTTTTCGATCCTGTCCCGAGAATGGAACATTAAAATCTAATGATTGATTGATTGACCAATTAAAAAAAAAAAATTGCCTGATTTTTTTTTATTTATTTATTTCCAAGTATTGATTCATTCATTAAATAGGACGAACGACTATGACGACTGTTAAAAAAGAACAACGCATAATAAACCGCAAAAAATGGATCGTGGGCATTGCGTTGGTGGGTATGGTTTTGTTACTTACAGGGATTGTATATTACTACTCTCGAAAACCTGCCGGAGTCGTGGTGACCATGAGTGGAAAACAAGAAAAATATGAACCTGGTGAAGGAGAAGAATACTATCGTCGTCATTATCAGGCGAATTGGAGTTCGGATCAGGAACTCTCCAACATGTCTCAACTCGAGACGGATGCTTCTTCCTCCTCCTTGATCTTTTTATTGGCCTACAGCAAAGGATGTGGACATTGTCAAAGGATGCATCACGCGTGGGACCGTCTGGTAAAACGTTATGACAACAGCACCACCCCGAATGGAATTAGTTTCCGTTTTTATACGATTTGTCCCACGAATCCATTGGCACGCATTGTTTATCAGACGTATCATATCGACGGATACCCAACCCTTTTCTATTTCTCGAATATTTCAAACTCCTCCTCCACACAACAAGGAGAAGTTAACCGTCCTTACACGGAAGAATCCATCGATGCCTTTATTCAGCAACAACTCCATGGCTCCCGGTTGTCATAAAAATTTTTTTGATGAATTTTATATATTTATTTTTAATTTACCTAAATTTAAAATTTAGTACGATATTTACGATACGATATCTATCTATCGAAAAAAAAAAGAGAATGAAGAAAACGAGTTGGTGCCAACGATCATGCATCCTCCTCCTCATGACGGCAATGACGGCCACGGCATCGTCGTCATTGAGTTTAGCACAAAAACAAATGTGGATGTTTACCAATATCATGAGAATGTTCCCATCTCGATTTCAGGAAAAGTGGAATACCGTGGGATTTATCTGCGAAGAAAGTCAAGTCACTAACCTCCCCATGCTTTCCTGGTGCAGCAAGAGCGCCAAAGCCTCGGAATTTCAGGCCAACACGCTCATCGATTCGGAATGCAGTGTGCGACACCGGACGGGAGATACACGCACATGCGATAAATACTGTGTCAACGTCCACGAGTGTATGCTCCAGGATCGTATCCATTATTTTTGCAAAGGATGCACAGATGCCGTCGAGATGGTTCTGCAAGCCCGCAAAATATCTCCCATTGCTGCCCTCGAGTGGTGGACCCAAGACCACGATTCTTGTCCGATTTTCTTTAACAAGACAGTTCGTTACATGTCTTCAGCATTTGCAGAGGCAACATTGGGAATCATTCCAAGTGTTTATCTACAAGATTATGTCGTGGATTGTGTAGAAGAAGAAGAAAAAGTCGTGGAAAATAACATAATGGTCGTTCATGTGGTATGGGCACCCAGTATAACGTGTTTTTACTCCATAACAATGGATCCTATCATGGAGGGGGAAAATATAAACTTGCAGATCTGTTCTTCCGAGATACCGATGAACCCACTTTTTCATAATGAAGATCGAAAAGAACGAACCTGGGAACTATGTTTTTCCCCTTATTTTTGGAATCGTTTTTGTGGAAACGACGCAGCGTGGGAAACCGCACTCCTTATCCAGAATTACTCCATCGTCACGACGACGACGACGACGACATGAAAGAATTCATTGTTTCCTTGATTTTTGGCAGATCGAATCCAGGCACAACGTTCATCACGGCAAGATCCTCCGATCGGAGAAAGAAAACAGTGGGAAGACACTCTACAGGGTATGTTTGCAATATTTCATCATCGGCCTTGTCCACATCGCATCGTACAATCTCAATGGCCGTCATGTCCGCTTCCACAAACTCTAACCATTCGGAAAGCTTTTTACACGGTCCACACCATTTTGCTGAAAAATCAAGCAAAATGTAATCACGTGAAGATGAAATGGTCTTTAATTGATGAAGCGTGATAATCTCCTTCATATGTTTATATGTTTTAAACAACAATGGAAACATATGTTTAAATTAACTACCGTACAATGCGATAGACAATGGTGCCATCGCGTCGGTGGATGCGGAGGATGTCGTTTTTATGGAATCCAAAGAAACGAACAATGGGGTCGGAGGAGAGGATCTTGGGAAATTTTGCGGTCTGGTTTTGAAGGGTTCCAAGTTCTTGTGGGTCAAGGACTTTTTCGTGTTTGCAATAGTACATGTGTTTGGTGATATTGTATTGGAGTTCATGAACGGCAAAGAGTTCAATATCATAGGAATCCAAGAGGTCGAGTGTTTTCTTGGCAGACGACGTAATGGAGTTTTGGTACACAAGAATGCCGCGTTTGATGCGGTAGGTGTCGAGCAAACGGATCATTTCTTTGACACCATCGATATTAAGTTTCTCGGCACGGCATAAAAAGATGAGGGTGTTATTGGCAGGGTTGGATTTCTTTTTTTTCTTGGACGTGGCAAGAAAAACCGTCGGAAACACCTGAGGAAAATTGGTTTCCCCATTACCATCCATATCTTTCTTTTTATCGGTCAACGTGGATGAATCCTCCTCATGACTGCCATTAACCACCTCTCCGGCCATCAGGATACGATTCATGGATTCATATCCACGATTCTCAATAAGGATCTCGTACAACGTCGACATGGCGCGGCTGAATTTTGTGGTTAATGTCACTTGGTCCATGAATTGTGTTTTACGGAATGATTTTTACGAAATCAACATCAATTTTTTTTTCAAAAAGAAATTACATTATTTATAACAAAGAATAAATGGAAACAACAGAAACAACAAACCAAAAAAACATGACGACGATGAAAGCCATTGTGAATGACATTTATATTCCCTTTCTTCAAAAATATAAACTCTTTGTAGGTTTGTATGTTTTCCTCATTATCATCATGTATATTCTTCAAACCATAATCATTCCAAGCACAGTCACCTCTCTTATAGAAAAAACTCTACTGGTATCACCACCCAATAAAGAAAACCTTGAAAAATCTGCATTGTACCTATGTCTGTTATTATTTGTATTCATCGTCATTTGTTATTTCAAAAACTTGTTTGATGCCATCCTGCCCGTCGCTCAATTTACCATGATACGAACCATGATGTACAACCGCATGTTGGAACTTATGGAAACCAATGTAAAGAGTATCCGCATGGGAGAATTGATCACCATCATCAATTACCTCCCACGAGAAATCCGTTATTTATCGGACAATATCATCAACCTTGCCCCTGGATTGATCAGTTATGCCATGATCGTCATTACGTATGTAGGAACCGAGTGGCGAACAGGAATGATTCTTCTTCTTGGATTTGTCGGTACCCTATGGTTTCTCACCAAATCAGACACGGTGAAACAACTTGCCGAAAAATGTTTGAAACGATCCGAAATGACCCTCCAAAGCAACACGAAAATTGGGGAAGATATGATGCAAGTCGATCAAATCATGGCCTACAATCTGTTGGCAGACAAAATTCGAGAAAATAACGATCGCGAGGAAGTTCTTCACCAACATTTTACACAATCGGCCACTCTCTCCAATCAAATTTTTTCCATCATGCAAACATGGAATATCATCATCTTTATCCTCGCCGGATTCGTTCTATACCGATCCCGCCCCGATCCCCATATTTTTCGCACCTACGTTGTCGTCATCACATCGTTTCTTGGCGTCTTGTACGCGTTCATCACACGGTCTACGTATTATATCAACGTCTATACTTCTGTTCAGGTTTTTTACCACGCCTTTCTTGAAATGGTCGATAAATCTGGTGCTTCCCTCGGAAACTCTACTTTATTGTCTGCTGCAACCTCTTCTCCCTTTTCTGAATCCTTGTGGCGTATCGAGTTTCGAGACCTCTCCTTTTCTTACAAAGAAGATTCTCCTCCTGTTCTTACGGGAATGAATTGGACCATTCAACCCGGTTCTAAATGGATCTTGCAAGGGCCGTCGGGTCGCGGTAAATCCACGTTGTTACGATTGATGATGAGGTTTTATGAACCCTCTTCTGGAAGTATCCGCATCAATGATATACCTTTACAAGAGTTAAACGTCCGAGAGATGAGACAGAGTATACTCTATATCCATCAGGATACGCCAATGTTTGAGAAAACGATTGAAGAAAACATCCGTATTCGACACGGCACGACGATTCAAAACGCACAAATTATCGAGACGCTGGAAAAATATTCTTTGCTGCATATCCTCGCCGAACAGAAAACAACATCGACGACGACGACATCTACTACTAACAACCACAACATCTTGAACCGTTCGTGTGGTGTCGATGGTAAATCCCTATCCAAGGGGCAACAAAAAATCATCATCCTGGCACGTTCCTTACTTTCGGTACCCGAGACGACCAAGTTAATCCTCATCGACGAACCCTTTGCAAGCCTCGATCATACCTCCAGAAAAGGGGTTCTCCGATGGATTCATGATATTTTAGAACAACGCCCCAACCTCAGCGTAGTGATGACGTCTCACATCCTTGAAGATCCTCAATGGATCGAGAACAACAATTTTCAGGTCTACTCGCTTTAACAAGAAAAATCAGCCAAAAAAAACAAATCAAGATTTATTTGTTTTTTCTTTTTTACAATTTTCTTCATCAATCAATCACACCACACACTTAATTTATACTTGGAGAGGAATAAGAGAATACTTGTAGGTATAGGAAGTGTTTCCACAGTTTTGAATATAAAAATAAGGAGTATTGCCGGTACCAAACGATCCACTGACTTGCACCATAATGGACGGCGAGGTGGTCGCCGAAATCGAGACGTAGTTGTACGCCGCATTGGTGATATTCGCACAGTAGATGTTGCCCATGGAATTACCAGAGACGGAGAGATCGGAATTTCCAGCGGTGACCGTGATGGTCAGAAGGTACTGTGTACAATTGTTCCAAAAATAAACATTCGGACTAATATTGCCGGCGGCCACCGTGACGGACGAAGAAATGTAAGCCGGGAAAAGATTCGATGCAGAAAGGGTGACAGGGCTCAACGTGGATGTACTTGCACCCGTGCTGGGTGAATGAAAGTTGACATTCGACGTTGTCGAAAAGTCCACGGAACCACCCACGATCTGCAACGAACCTCCAATAATAGGGTTGGTGGTGTTGTAAAACACTTCATTCGTCACCGTATTGTACATGATATTCGATCCCGTGTACGAATTGTCCGTCACACCACGCACCGGATTCACAAACATCCCCGATGTCGTCGGATTCAAGGCTGTGGAACTTGCATTCAACACAATGCTGTTGGCTGGCTGGTTGGTCACACCTGCCTTGGGTCCGATAGCGATGGCGTTGGTTCCCTGGGATGAATTTCCTGCATTGTAACCGATCGCGACAGACCCCGTTCCCTGGTTATTGCATCCTGCATTTCCTCCCAGCGTTACGTTGTTCGATTGCACGACCCAGTTTTGCAGTGTAGAACTCCACACCAGATAGTCACCACACAACGTTCCATTCGTTAATACCGTACCAGGTCCTGTTGGACCCGTCGCACCTGTATTCGTCGCCGAACCATCAATTCCCTGAAATCCCTGGAAACCCATCACCCCGGTTGGTCCTGTGGTACCGGTCGCTCCCGTATTCACAGCCGATCCTGGGACACCTTGAGGACCCGTCGCACCGGTTGAACCCGTGGTACCGGTCGCCCCTGTATTCACAGCCGATCCATCCGAACCCTGAACACCCTGAGGTCCAGTCACACCCGTAGGTCCCGTATACCCCGTTTTCCCACTAATT